CGGCGTAAACGGCCAGACCGGCGCACCGCTGAATGATTGAGCGACGTAGGTGTGTTGCTGCCGTCATCGGCGGAGCCATTCGAAAAGGCGCTTGCCGCCGGTATGTCGGATGACCTGCCGATACCTTACGCGGTTCTGATGGACCCCTACCAGACGCCCGCACGGTTTCTGCCGTGGCTGGCCGTGCATCATTCGGTCGATCTCTGGTTTGATGATTGGACCGAAGAGCGCAAGCGGGAGATGATTGCGCAGTGCGCCGGGGTTTCGACGCTCTATCCCGCGTCTCCCTTGGGCGCGCTGAAAGGCACGCTTGCCGGGCTGAAACGCTACCTTGCGTTCGTTGATGCGGAAATCGTGGATCGCATTGCGCATCCGAACCGCTTCACCTTCGGGCGGGCGGTGATCGGACGAACCCCGATAGCGCATCAGCCATTCGTGGCGCATTACCTTGTCCGCGTCACGCTGACAGCGCCGAAGAACCGCTTTCAGATTGGCCGCAGCGCCTTCGGGCGGGCGGCAATGACGGCCATCGACCTTGAGCCTATTCGCCGCGCCAAACACGCCATGAAGACCGCCAAGACGCCGGAAACGATCTATTCGGTTTCCTTCGCATGGCGGCGCGGCATCACCTTTAACGACAACATTTTCATCGACGGAAGCCATGCCATCGGCGGTTACATGGATCGCAAGCGGCTGGATTGAGGGTAACGACACATGCAGCGCACTTCCTTTGCAGAAGCTGAAATCGCCGATCATGCAGATTTCGAAGCCATCGGCTTGCAGGCGCAGGCCGCAACAGATGGTCTTTGGCTGGATGCCATCGGCTATCCTGCCCATTGGGCCGCATTTACCGTCGCGCGTAAATCGGCGCAGGAAATCACGGTTTCGGCTGGCCGTTATGTCGCCGGGGAAATCGTCTTTGCGCAGGAAGCCCCCACCGATATGAACCTTCAGCTTCATATCCCGTTGGCTGCTTCCGACCAGCGTTGGGTTGCGGTCCTGCTTCGCGGCAAGGAAGTGACGGACACGGCAAACCGGCCTTTTGAAACTTCCGATGATCCCGAAACCAGCGTTATCGTGAACCGCACCACGCCGAAGACAATCCGCCGGGTCGTTGAACTCATCGTGCAGCCGGGCGATGCAAACCCGGTCCCGGTCAAGCCGGTAGTTGCCTCCACCGATGCATGTATTGCCTTCGTACTGCTGACCTCTTCGGGCATTGACGCTATCGAGCCGGGCAACAGCGACCGTGTAAAAACCCTCTATGAAGTGGAGGGCCGCGTAACGGCGCTGGAAGTCGATCTGGACGCGCTCTTTATGCGGACCGAGACGATTGAAACGCAGATCGTCAACATCAAGGCCAAGCTGACGGAAATCCCGCGTCCGGTCATTATTCGCCAGATGCAGCGCGACATTGGTGCGGCTCGCCTGAAAGTCGATCTGCCGGACGAGGCACGCGCCTACGTGTTCGATAATGGCTTGATCCCTGACCGTTGGGACATGACGCATGTTGACTGGCTTGCCCGTATTGAAGAGGGTATTCGCTTTGGCTTTGCCGCCGAAGCGCAGGCCCGGCTTGAAGTCCAGGCGGAAGATGATCCGAAGATTTATTTTCGTGGTCGGCGCATGGTGCCAGCCTTTGACGAAGTGACCCGCATCGCGAATACCTCTTTGGATTCGACGCTGCTGATTTCGCAGTTGGTGCATACCGAGATTACCGCCATCCGCAAGGAAGCCTCTCGCGTTCGCGTCACGTATGGTCCGACGCAATGGGCTTGCGAAAATCAGGCTGGCTGGTCGGCTCTCGGCGGCGATGCGCGTGTCGGACAGATATTCAACATCGGCGGCGAGGAATTCCAGATTGTCGATATCCGCGCCAACGGCGGTCCCGGCCATCAAACCTATGGCGTCCGGCAAATCCGATATGAGTCCTATAACGAGGTCTATTGGGAGTACGTCACCGAACAAATCGGCCTAAACGGCTCGATTTATGGACAGACCTTCCTCGTTGCCCAGCCCATGCAGGCGACCAGCCTTGAACTGTCATTTGCCCGTGTCGGCAATGACGGTGATGTGCACGTCCTGATCGTGGAAACCACGACAGGCGGCGTTCCGCGTTTTGATGCGGTGCTGGCAAAAGGCATCCTGAAACACGCCGATATCAAGGTCGGCTGGAATAAGGTTGAACTGCCGATCACGCTGCTGGAAAGCGGGAAGCGCTATGCGTTTGTGACCGTGACGACCGGTGCGCATGCGCTGCATATCTCGGCTTCGAACAAGTACACGGGCGGAACGCAGTTTCTCACGACAGACGGCGCATTTGCGCAAGGGTCGATGGAAACCGATATTTGCTTCAAGCTGAATGCGGCACGCTATCGCAGTCCGCGCACGGTTATTCCGATGCAGGCGCTGAACCTCGCGGATGGCATGACACAAATTGACATGCTGTTTGCCGGTTGGGTGCCGGGTGGTTGCCAGCTTGGATGGGAAATCCGCCCTTCCGGCTCGGCTATCTGGACAGAACTGGACGATGGCGACCCGGCGACAAATCCGCTTGTCGGGCTTCCGGCCTCGGTGGAATTGCGCATGGTCATGATGGGCACGGCTGATTTGCAGCCGATGATCCAGCTCGACGACAAGGCGATTTCGCGCGTGGCCCGTAATCGCAGCACGATGCGGGCAGTCAGCAAGAGCTTGCCGTTCGGTTTTCCCACCACGCATGTCCAGACGCAATACACGCTGGATAGCTTCGATCCGGTGCGACACACCTTCACCCCCGCCATCATGGTGGGCGACACGGTTGTAAGCCCTGATGCGACGGTCGTTACTGTCGATCCGCAAGTGCCGTCGCGCCGGACATATCTTTCAACCTACACGCTCGGCGCTGCGGCCAGCGCAGCGGCATCACGTTCGTAAACGGAACTGCGCCCGACGCCGACCCCGCCGCGTTTCCGCTGAATTATCCTACCATCGTTCGGTCATTGCCGCAGGCGGCGGCGCTCGGCGCGGCTGGCACCCTGTTGGAAGATGTGACCACCATTTTCAACGAGGGCGGTTCGTGGTGCATCGTCAACCGCGTCCCCGAAAGCGCCGATGCCGCAACCCTGCAGAATAACCTTATCGGCGATCCTGTGGCTAGAACTGGCCTGTATGCGGCGCTTCGCGCTAAGGCGATTACGAGCTACCAGCCCCGCGTCCTTATTACCGCAGGCGATACAGGCGCATGGATTGAGGGCGGCGTGGTTTCGGTATCTCTGACTTCCGAAGGCGACAATCTGACGGAGGTGCCTGACGTGACGGCGACGGGTGGCGGCGCTGACCCCGGCAAGGTATTGCCGACACTTAAGGCAATTATGGGGACCGGCCCGAACGCCAAGAAGGTGGTTGGAGTTGAGGTCGTCGCTCCCGGTAAGAAAATGTCGGCGGCTCCGCTCTTGACCTTCACGGGTGGCGGAGCCGATGCGGGTAAGGTTCTGCCTGCCGCCACTGCCAATGTCGGCGACGTGGCGAACCCGTTCGTTTCGGCGCTCAACGCCATCACCCCGAAAATCCGCGCTCGCGCTTACATCACTGGACCGAATACGACCGATGCGGAAGCATTGCGGTTCCGCAAAACCGTCAATGGCGGGCGCATCCTGATCATCGATCCGAAGACGATCAAGAACGTAAACGGGGTTCCGGTGACGAAGCCGGTGGCACCTGTCTTCGCTGGCGTCCGTTCCCGCGTGGTGGCATCGGCGGAAGGCTTCTCCGGTTCGGTCTCGAACAAGATTATTCGCACCATCGACGGTGTTGCGCGCACGATCGCCTATACCGGCGGCATGAAGGAATTCATGAACGATCTCGGCGACCTGTTGCTTGGTCCTGTCGATCCGAACGCCGCCGACCGCATTGGGGCAATTTTCATGCGGGCGAAAGAGTGGGGCGCATCGATCCGCGAATTGAACGATGCGATAAAGGACAATCCTATCGCCAAGTTTTTTGCGGAAATGTCCGGTTACGGCTTCCAGCTTTTTGCGTGGGGCATGGGTATTTCCATGTTGGCTGGCACCATTCGCAAGCTCGCGGCGGCGCTGTTTGTGCTTTCTGGGGCGAGCACCTTGCTTGGGGCGTTGAAAACTGTCGGTTCAATCGCGGCCATTGTTGGCGGCGGCGCTGTAGCGGGTGGTGCCGCTGCGGGGGCTGGAACTGGTTCGGCGGGTGCGGCGGCAGGTGGAGCGGCGACGGCTGGTTTGCTCGGGCGATGGGGTTCGATCATTACCGGCCTAGCCCGCATAGGCACCTATGGAACCGCTGGCGCTGGCCTTTGGGAAATGGGCAAGGCCACCTATACTGGTGACACCTTTTACAAGCAGGGAAAAGCGTGGCTCCCCGGCCCGGAAGACTTGCTTCACGCGGTCGGAAGTTATTTCGCGTCATCCCCGCCTTCAACCGCGCTTCCAGCTTCTGCATCGGCGCAGTTGTCGTTGGATGCAGCGCGTTCGGCTCGGGCTGCGGGCTTTGGCGGGTCTACCGACAACCTGCCGGGCAAAACTATGGATGATTTAGGCATTCGAACGGTTCGGATTGACTCGTCATCTCTCGCCCAAATGGACCGGCCCTCCGGCACGCAAGACGTGCGGGTAGTTAATCCGCAGCGCCCGGATATCACGATCCATGCGCCGATTACGATAACAGGGGTCGTCGATCCGCGTGCCGCTGCGTCTGCGGCAATCAGCGAGATTTCGAATGCACTAGCTCCGAACCTCGAAGGTTCATTCAGTGATTAAGGTTTAGCTTCGTAAACCACCCACCACTGTTCGCCCTCTTCGTATGCGCGGTAGCTGATCGGGGCTTTCTGACCGTTGGCAAGCATCCCTGTGCCTTCGCATTCCAAGCGGGTATCAGTTTTTGAAACCTGTTTGGGATCGATAACGCCGACAACCTTGACCTGAAAAGCGTTCGTGTTCTCGGCAGAGATTTTCACAACATCGGGCACTAGGCTTTTGCAGGTGTAAGCCGTTGCACCAAAAAGTTGGACGGAAACCGAATCCCAATTGCTGTAGGCGTATATCGCTCCTGCGATAATTGCTACCCATATGATGCGCTTCGGCCATTCGTTTGCTGCTGGTGTTTCCGTCTGGCTCTCAGTCATTCCGCGTCCCCCAACGTTAAATTTAGGTAGATCATGACCGGCGTAACGTCAATGATGCTCGGAGGCTTCGCCTTCGAGGGTTTGGGCTTTGGATATCAGGGTGTCAAACGCAAGGTGAACACGCCTTGGGTGGATATACCTGTTGGGCAAACCCTCAACCAGCAGCAATGGACCGGCCCCACGTCCGACGAAGTGACAATCTCGGGGGTGCTTTTCCCCGAAGAGTTCGGCGGGCAATCGCAGCTTGACGGTATTATTGCTGCGTCGATGGCTGGAACCGAAATGATGCTTGTGACCGGCGATGCCGCGCAGGGCGTCATACAAGGAATGTTTACGGTCCAAAGCGTCGAAGAGGATCGCAGCTACATTAACCGCCGGGGCGAGGCAGGGCGCAACGCCTATTCTATCACGCTCAAACGCTCCGGTTCTGGCACGTTGCCAAGTGCGGGCGGTCTGGTGGATCGGGCTGCATCCTTCCTGTCCGAACTTTTCCGGTGACCACATGGCGACAATCTACACAACACGGCAGGGCGAGACGGTTGACCTCGCCTGCCTCGCTTTTTATGGGCGCACGGCCAAGGTGGTCGAAGCTGTGATTGATGCTAATCCCGGCCTTGCCGCGCTCGGGCCTGTCCTTCCGCTCGGCACAAAAATTACCATGCCGGACATTCCTTCCACCAGCACGGCCAAGCCGTTAACCAGCCTTTGGGACTGACTATGAAACCGCGCGTGGAAGTTAGTATCGACGGCGTGCCAGTGGCAGGCCATTTCTATGAGCGTTTGCTTTCCCTTACCGTCACTGACGAAGAGGGAATGAAATCCGACACGGTGGATATCGAACTGAATGACGGTCCGCCGAACTTTCTGGCAATCCCGCGTAAGGGGGCCATCATTTCGGTCAAGATGGGTTTCGGTGACGATCTTGTGCCGAAAGGTGTTTTCACCGCGGACAAAGTCAATCTCGATTGCCTGCCCTATAAAATGTCGATCTCCGGCAAGGCTGCGGACCTTCGCAGCGGAAAGCTGAAAGAGCGGCAGGAAAGGTCATGGGATAAATCGAAGCTCGGCGATATCCTGTCACAGATCGCCAGCGAAAGCGGGCTAACCCCTGCCGTTGATGATGACCTTGCGGACTTTGAATATGACTGGCTGGCGCAACAGGACGAAAGCAACATCAATTTCCTGCGGCGGCTGGCGGAGCGGCATAACGGCCTGTTCGCGGTCAAACAAAGGCGACTGATCTTCACGCGGCTTGGTTCCGGGTTGTCTGCATCCGGCGCGCCGCTCGGTTCGATCATCCTGACGCCCGAGAAAATCAAGGTTGGAAGCCTGAAAGTCGAGATTAACGACCGCACGAAATACAGCAAGGTCGTGGCCTACTATCAGGATTCCGACAAGGCGGAACGCGTGGAAATCGATGCGGATGCAGATGCGGACGGCGATAGCGTTTATCGTCTGCCGGAACCTTATGCGTCGCCCGCAGAAGCCGACAAGGCAGCGCAGGCCAAGGCCAAGGAATTGCAGCGCGGCGAAGGCTCGGTTTCTGTCACAGTCATTGGCGATGCAGGTATCGACGCAGGCTTGCCGCTGCTGTTCGCGGATGTCCGCCCCGGCGTTGACGGTGTGCCCTACATCATCAAGACGGCCAAAACGTCCTACACAAAAACCGGTGCTCTTGAAGTGGCGGTTTCAGGCAGGCTCTACGATGGCAAATCCGCAACCGAAAAATCGGCCGGCACGGAAAGCAGCGGTTCCAGCGCCACCCCGGACGCCTCGAAAGCAACCGGCAAGGTTGCCCCAAACAGCGCGCCCGGTACGCCCGCCACGCCATCCTCTTTCCTGACCCCGCGCCGCTTCGGGCGGACGGACGAGAACTAACCGGCTTCCTGCCGACAATCCCCCTGAAAACTTGGAGACTATAATGGGTTACGTGCTTTCCCAACGCAGCCTTGCGCGCCTTGACGGCGTGCATCCTGACCTCGTGCGTGTTGTCCGGCGCGCCATCCAGATCACCGAGATTGATTTCGTGGTGACCGAAGGTGTGCGGACGTTGGAAAAACAGAAGGACATGGTTGCGCGCGGCGCTTCCAAGACCATGAACAGCCGACATTTGAAGGCTGCGAACGGTTACAGTCATGCGGTCGATCTGGCGGCGCTGGTCGGCGGAAGCGTGGTTTGGGACTGGCCGCTTTATGCCAAGCTCGCGAAGGCCATGAAACAGGCGGCAAAGGAACTCGGCATTCCGCTGGAATGGGGCGGTGACTGGAAGTCCTTTAAGGATGGCCCCCACTTCCAGTTGCCGTGGAAACAATACCCTTCGGCGGGGCCTGTCGCTGGCAAGAAATATACCGCCGAAACCGAGACGCAGGCCAAGTCCAAGGCGCTGGCGATCTTGGGCGGTGGCGTCAGCACCGCCGTTCCGGTTGGACAGGAACCTTTGACGAAGGCTGTTGAGGTCGTCTCGGCGCAGCAGGGCGAGCTTTCCTCCGGGGAATGGGCGCGAATGGCAATCGCCGTCTTCATCGTCGGTATCTCCGTCTATCTTGC